CGCCCCACACGATGTCTTCCGCCATCCGGTCCTCGAACCCGGTCACGGAGATCTGGTCCGTGGAGTTCACCAGCGGGCTCGGAGCCTTCACGTACACGATCCGGTAGGCCCGGCCCGGCACCACGTCGTCCAGGAGCTGGATCGACTTCCCCGTGGGGAAGTCCGTGGGAGCCGCGTTCGGGTTGTAGCGCCACCGGGGTGTCGGGTAGTGCACCTGGGTGGGGCCGACGGTGTCGGCCACGATGTACCAGATGTCCTCGCAGTCGGCCGGGAGGCCGTACTCGAACACCGGGGCCAGCTTCGTGATCTCCGTCGTGGAGAAGACGGGGATCGTCGGGTACATCGCCAGGATCGTCTGGTTGATCGCCTCCGTGACCCGCACGCGGGGCAGGATCGGAGACATCGTCACCAGGTCCGCCACGGAATGGCTGGCAGCCAAAGACCCCTCACGGCCACGGCCGTTGAGGGCACCGGCGATGGTGGCCACAGCCGTCGGCTGGTCCACCGACTTGACCAGGATCAGCTCGTCCCCGATCTCCACCAGACCGCGCGAGATGTTCCGCACGGTCCCGGAGTCCAGGGTGAAGCTGGTGTCCGTGTTCGTCATCGACAGGGCCAGCTCGGATACCTGCTGCTGGTCACGGGTGAAGCCCATGACCTGCGAGCGGACCCGCTGGCGCAGGTCTTCCAGCGTGGTCATGGGTCACCTCCTAAAAGATCAGACAGCAGCAATGGTGGCAGTACAGGTGCCCGCGCCGCTGGCGCCGGACAAAGAAGTCCGGTAGTACCGGAACGCCTTGCCGGTGGACGTCGCGGTGACCGTGCTGGCAGCCGTCAGCGCCACCGTGGTGCCCGTGGACACCCATGTGGTGCCGTCCAGCGAGCCTTCGATGGTCAGGGTCCCGGCCAGCGTGGACGTGCCCACAGCGACCGTGGAGGCGGTTCCACGTGGAACGCCATCCCCGACGGTCGTGCCGGTGGCGTTCGTCGTCACAGCGGCCAGCGTGGAGCCGTACGGGGCATCCAGGACCATCCGCATCTCGGCCATGTCAGTCCTCCTTCAGAGGTGTGGCTTGATTGAAGTCACGGCCGTAGGCCGCGCCCACCTTGTCGGACAGCTTCCTGGCCTTGTCGATGCTCTTCCACTTCGTCCCGTCGGGCTTGATGCCCTCCTTGGTGGCGGCAGCGAAGCCTTCCAGCTCGCGGTCCCACTTCTTCTGAGCGGTCCCGTCCTTGCCCTTGCTGATCTCCACCTGGTAGGTGCGGATCTGCGCAGCGCGCAGGCAGTCGCCCCAGGACGCGTGGTCCTGCGTCTTGCATCCGGATCGGCATGCCATCACTTCACCGCCACCGAGGCGTCAAGGGTCGCCCCACCGGAGATCGACTGGACGTACAGCCGGATCGCCAACACCGGGGTGTTGGTGATCCGCCAGGCCAGGACTCCGCCGCTGTTGCTGATCTGGGCCAGGGCGGGGTTGCCGATCTCGAAGAAGTTCGTCCCGTCCACGGACACCTGAACGACAGCCGTGACACTCCCGTCGACAGACGCGAACGCCTGGACGGTGTAGGAATTGGCCTCCGCCACCGTGGCCGCAGTCGTGGGCCCGGTGGCGGAGACGCCAGTGGCAATGCTGATCGCGGCCACAGGTCAGCTCCCCGCGAAATCGGAGGCCATCATCTTGTACACGCCCTGGACGTGGGAGTCGTCCTCGTTGGACAGGGGTCCGCTGCGGTACGGGGTGGCGCTTATGGCAGCGTCAAGGCTGTCGTCCTCGTCGCTGTTGCTCAGGTTCCTGTTGCCACCGACCCCCGTGGCCACGGGCGCGGCCATCGTCGGCTCGTCGGTCCCGGGCTGAAGCCCGCCGTTGCCTGCCATCACTTGCCCTTGCCCTTCACGTTCTTCAGGTTCGGGTTGGCCTTCTTTGCGGCGGGGGACGCCTTGCGGGCGGCCGAGGCCAGGATCGCACCGGCGCGGTCCTTGGACACGCCTTCCTTCTTTGCGATCTGAGCCTGAGCCGCCTTGAAGCCCATGCCCTTCTTTGCTGCTGCCATGATTCCTCCTCCTACGAAAGCCCGATCCACCAGGTCGTTCCCTGGATGGTGCGGGACGACATGGTGACGGAACCGGGCAGAGAGGTCAGGCCGGACCCGGAGGTGGCCCACCTCGCGTTGGTGGCGGTGAACCCCAGGTTCACCACGTTCGCCAGGGCCGACAGCGACAGACCGCGCAGGACCGTGGGGCCGGTCGTCCCGTTGGTCAGCAGTGCCGTGTAGTACGTGCCCGCAGTCAGGGATTGCGCCACTGTCAGCGGCATGGTGATCAGGCCCGTGCCGCCCCAGGCGGACGTCTGGTCCGCCGTCTGCGCGAGCAGCGTGCCGCTGGAGTTGTACAGCCCGGCGAAGTTCTGGCCCGCCGTGAGCGTGGCACCGGCCACGCTGATCCCGATCAGGATGTTCGTGACCGTGGCGGAGGCGGGTAGGTCGAACCTCTGCATGTGCACATTGCCGGTTGGCAGGGCCGTACCGGCGGAGCCGAAGACCGGGTCATACGTCCAGGAGACGATGCCCGCCTTCGCGGGCGTGGTGGCCGGGACGGCCTCCAGTGTCGTCACCCGGCCCGACACCGAGGTGATGCTGCTGGAGTTCGTGGCGATGCTGGCGCCGTTGGTGGTGATCTGCCCCTGGAGATCGTCCAGCGCAGCATTGAGCGACACGTCCCAGTTCGTGTCGCCCTTGTTGGGCTTGGAGACCATCAGATCCCTCCGGTGCCGTAGGTGCCCTGGCCGTAACGACCCCAGCCGTAGCCGGTGATGAGGGCAAAGAAGTTCGCGCTGGACACGCCGATACCCCCGGCGATGAGAGCGGCCTTGGTGGCGTCGTCCACGACGTACTCATGGCCGCCCATGTACATGCCGGGGGCGGAGGCTGCGATCTCGTCCTGGGTAGGGAAACGGACCGCCCGGTAAGTACCGGGCGGTCCTTCCAGGATCGTGACGCCCCGGTCCAGCTTGACGCGCCGGAAGAGAGGGTCCAGTCCAGCCGGACCCTCAGCTACCGTCGGCGTCTTGAAGAGCCAGGTGGCCACGATCAACCACCATCAGTTGTAGTCGATCGAGCTGGTCGAGTCGACGCGGATCAGAGCCTCTTCGCGGTAGCGAGCCCAACCGGCGACGCCGTACCAGCCCAGGGGGCGGTAGCGCATCAGCTTGTCGGTGATGGGACCGGCCACCGTGTGGAACTCGTCCGCCACGGCCTCCGCCAGAGCCTGCTGGCCTGCGTAGTAGGTACGGAAGCGGCGCACCGTGTTGTTCGACGTGCCCGCGTCGACCTGGTTGAAGCAGCGAGGCGACTCCACGTAGAACGCGCCCTCGTACGCACCGATCTCACCAGCCCAGATGTTGCCTGCGGCCGAGTAGTTGTGCGGGTCACGCCACGCGGCAGCGCCGGTCTCGGAGCGGAGGTCGTAGGAAACCTCGGGGTGGATGGCGCACCAGTACAGCGAGCCCTTGCGGGGCACGGCCTTGTTGGTGCGCAGCTTGACGACCGCGAGACGGGCCAGGGTCGACTTGTACGCGTCGGTCGACGCGCCACCGCCCACCATCGCCGTGGCGTCGGTCGGAATCGAGCCAGAGGTCGAGTTGGTGACGTACGTGACGGCACCGTTCTTGATCTGGATCAGGTTCGAGCCCTGACGCAGGGTCGTCTGGACGACCGAGTCCACGGAGTCCGCCGCGTTGAACGCGACGATGTTCGCGATGGCCGGGTCCACGTCCGTCAGCGAGAACAGGTACAGCTTGCGAGTGCGGAGCACCGGGTTGCCGTATTCGTTCAGGGTGATGGTGACCGTGGTGGGGTTGCCCATGGCCACGGAGTCGGGGTCCGTGTTTTCTGTCAGCGGCGTGGTCGCCACTGCCAGGTCGGTGTAGCGCTCCAGAACGATGGAGCCGCCAGGAGCGGTCTGCTGCGCCGGGCGCTTGTCAGCGACCTGCCGGAACAGGGGCTGCGCACGCAGCGCAAACTCGAAGAACTTGTCGTACGCCGTCTGTACGGCGTTGGACATGGCACTGGTGTCGGTATACGCGTTCGCCATGACCTATCACCACCTCATCTTTGCCCGTTACGGATGAGGCCACATGCGTGCGATACGGGTCGAACATCAGTCATCACCCATTGAAGTGGTAGGGATTTCCCTGTCCATTCAGAAACTGCATCAACGCCTGCGGGTCCTGAGCGTTACGGATCGCTGCCATCTGATCCTGCT